CAATGAATGAGATTTGAGATTCTGATTTCAACAATCAATGAATGAGATTTGAGATTCTGATTTCAACAATCAATGAATGAGATTTGAGATTCTGATTTCAACAATCAATGAATGAGATTTGAGATTCAAACAATGATACAAATATTTGTTTGTGTTGTTAATATTTCTGATTTAACTTGTATTTTCAAATATATTTTACATTAAAATATATTTGAAAATAATTAATCTCTATTCATATTTTTAATCAAGTGAACAAACATCAGATTCACATCGATCAATCACATTTTCAATTTTTACATTTGAATCGACATTTGATTCAGAAACAACAATAGATGAATCAACTTTTGATTCACTCGCTTCAACAACGTCAATTCCTCCATCTTCTGGGTTAATTTCAATGGGAACACTTGCAGGTACAGGTCTTTGAGGATTCAACAATGCAGTTACCGATGCCATTTGAGATGAAACATTTCCAAAAGCTTCATTAATCATCGAAGTAACCTCGGGATCCTGTGATCTTGAAACGATCCTTGAAACAATTTCATTCGGATCTTTGCAGTTCTTCAAATCATCAGTCATCTCACGAATAGCTGGTGTATTTGCTATTTTTTCAGCTGTTGATTTGACTGTTTCCATAACTTCATTTATTTTAATGTTGGATAAACTTTTCATTAGATCAGGTGGAATCATGTTTCTTAATCCTTCTGGGAGCATGTTTGTCAATTCAGGCATCATACTCGCAAAATCATTTGATCCACTGTTACCTGATGGACGAAGGAAACTCGATGATTTATACGCAGCTGATGAAACTTTCATTCGATTCAAATCATCTCCCAATCTTGTTTTTTCAATTAAATCATAGTTAGTATAAAAATCTAATGAAACACAAAGTAGATCAAGTAACATTGTTTGAACACTGACAATCTTTGTCTCTTCAGTTCCAACATATGGTTTCCCAGACAACTTTGCTTCATCTTTACTTGCTTCGATGTATTCTTTTGTTTGACTAATTATTTTACCGATTTCAATTCTAACTGTGAATTTTGGGTCATCATCAACTCCATCTCCATATTGAATGTAACAGTTTCGAGGTACGTTTGGTGATGAAGTAAAATTGAGAAAAATATCTCTGTGTCTCCTATAAGTTTCATATACATATCTGATGTGATTCCACAAAGGTTTTTCTTTTCCTTGAATTCTATCATTACAATCAAGGTTGAAATTATGAATGTATCTAATCAGAGCAGCATGAGGTCCTTTTTTCTTTGCATCGACTATTTTCATTTTTTTTACATACAGTGTTGAAAGAAAAAGTAGAGACTCATTTAATTCTCGAAGCTTTGATTCAAACACAAAAATAGGAAATGCTTGTTCCGACATCTTTTATGCTCGTCATTTCATTTTTAAATCGATGTATGGCGAAAATCTTCAAATGAAATAAAAAATATGACAATATCTGATTGTCTAATATTTTGATTTATTAGAAATAACAAACACAAACAAGCATGAGATCAGTTTATTATTCAGAAGTTGATCTTGAAAAGATTTGTCTTTCTGATAACATCGAACAAAAAACAAGTAAACCATCTGCTGAAAGTCCTCAAGGAATTTCATATAACTCATGCAACGTACTATATTCTTATCCCGATGGAGCGAGAGGTCCTTTTCTCATTGAACTTCCTAAGATTTCATCGAGAATATCAAAGAATAAGTTTGGGCATCATGGAACAATGATCTCTGAAAACACAGATAAAGAACAAGAAATTATTAATCTTATTGGGGGTGTAATGAATCAAATTAAATATTTGTGTGCACAAAACGCAGAGAAATTCAAAGATTCCGGATGGAAAAAGGTTTTTGAAAAGATCACTCGAACTGGTGATGCAAGTGATATTGAATATATTGATCTCAAAAATCTTATCAAGGTTGATGAAAAAACAGGTAAACATATGTTTTATATTAAAACAAGAGAAACAACGAAGTTTCAGGTTCCTGATATTGACCCTGTTACGAATCAATGTAAGAAAGATGACCAAGGAAATATTAAAATGAAAATTATTGGACAAAATGGAAATATCATTCCAAAAGATAATGGATTGAGTTATGTTCTTGGAAAACAATGTGATCTAACTATTTTCTTGCGTATCGCAGCTGTTTTCCGCGGTGCTCAGAAATGTATCACAAATTGGATTGATGCTGCAACCGTATACAAAATTGCACCAATTTCTCAAACAATTACATCCGTTCGTGCAAGAGAATCAGATTTTGATTTTGAATCATTGTTGAATCCTGTTGCTGAAACAAAAGATGAAAACAGAGGAATTCAAGATCCAAATTCTGCACTTGAATCTGATGAAACAAAATCTGAGGACAGTAGAATTGATCAAATGAACACGAGCTTTGGTAAGGTTTCACTTGAAGATTTGACTCAAGGAAAAACTCTTAAAATTGGAACAAGCAGTGGAACAAGAGGAAATTTGTTTCAAAAGTTTGACAATGCACAAAATGCTTAAATGTTTAAATGATTAAATATTTTAATGGATATTTCTATCAATAATTCTAATTGAATAATTAGAATTAAAAATAAGTTAATAAAATAATATTTCTGTTAAAGTTACAACAAACATCGATAAAATAACACAAATGTCTTCTTATGCTGACATCGTTAAAAAATGGTCTGAGAACGAACAAAAGGAAATTGCAGAAAACAACGCAAAACCAAAGCCAAAATGGAATGTGATGAAACAAAAACCTAAACCTGCACCTGAATTAAAACAAGAAATTAAGAAAAATATTCTTCCTTCATTTAATGTGTGGAAAGAACATTATAATGCTCCATTGGAACATATTTATAATCTTTTGGTCTACAGATTGGATTCAAAAAAATTACATACGAATCACTTTCAAAAATTGATGTATACTCGTTCAACTAAAGAATTAGTTGAATTTAATTTGAATTATGATTTAGAATACTTAACATCTGATGATGATGAATATCGCGTGCGTGGAAACATTGCGAAATGTAAGTATTTCATATCAATGAACAAACTTCCATTATATAACTTTAATCCACAAGAACTTGATACTGAACTAATGTATATTTTTGAAATTGTCGAAGATAATTGGGATTTTAATTCTGATTATGAATAATTTCATTTGAAAAATAGATGAAACATTAAATCTTATTAAATAATAAGATTTAATCATTTGATAATTTATATGTAACAATAACAATAACTGAATCGTTAAATACCATGTTTGATCAAATTGAGCGTCTTCTGTTTACAGAAGATTGGGAAAGCCTTGTAAGCCAACCCTGGATTTGAGCCTAAAAACTCTTTTCTGCTCGACCCTACAGGCAAAAACCAAAACAGAGAAAGCCCAGAGAGTTCCGGGCAATATGGAGCCTCCTCCCTTGGTAGGGACAAAAACCAAGCGACGGTGACTGATTCATCGACCCAACTTCTGAGGGGGTCAACTCAGAACCAATCCGATATGGAAATTCGGACCGTTGGAACGTCGGAAAAAAAGCGTTCTCTCAACTGTGAGAGCATTTCACAGAGCTTTACCAATGTAGCAGAACATTTGGTCCTCTTTAGTGAAGAGGTTAAAGAACACTCCGAGCAAGCTATTTTGATTCACTCTTCAGTCACATGGTGTGAGGGAATGAATATCGAGGTTGGTTTTGATGACATAAAGGGTGTCTTCTTTGACCTTAAAAATCCTCATTGTGATATTCTTATCCCAAAACCTGTGCTGAAAAGATGTGGTCATTAAGCTGATGTTCCCATGCCCTCAAACACAAATAAAAACCATCGAGGGATGGTTTTTAAAAATTATTTAACTTAAATAATTTAACAAATTTAAGTTAAACTAATAAATATTATTTGATTCAATAATCAAATAATAAAACTTAATTTATTTATTCTTGTTGCTCTAATATCTTCGTGAATCTCTTCTTTCGTGTCTCCTTGGTGATCGAGAACCATCAGATTCTTCACTCTCATATCCTCCTCTTCTTCTCGATCTTCTTTGACGGATAGGTTCAACATCAACAGTTAAGCTTGAAGCTTCAGCACATTGTTTAACAGCTGAACGAATCTTTTCAATGTCCTCTTGATGAACAGAGATCGATCGATTCAAAAGTAACATTGTTTCATTTAATTTTTCTACATTCGCAACGAGATCGGTTGCTGCAGTACCAGTTAATGAATCAGTTAATCTTTGAGACAACGTTTTTAGTACTTCCTTCATCTGATCGATGTCTGTTTGTTGAATCGCATCTCTTCTTAGCAAATATAATCCACCGACTGTAACAGCTCCAACAGCAGCCAATGAAAATAGAACCTCTGGTCGTTTCAGATTCTCCATGTTTTACTGTTTCACAAAAAATGTTAAATACACTTCATCTTAAGAATCATGTGTTTAAGTCAAAATAAATGAAACAAAAATAGTGGACTACTCAAAATCAATATGACTGATTCAACAACGAGAGACATCGATATTTTCGAGGAACCTTCGTTTCCAACCGATCCTGTTGAACTTGCTGACACAGATACATCGATTGTATCAAGTGATAGATTCAAATCATCAACGGGTCAAAAAGAGGAAAAGGATGATTTTCAGTTCGTTGAAGTAACAAAGAATCGACTTGATGTTCTACCACCTTCAGAAGAATATGATGTGATTCGAATGAAACAAATATTTAAAACATTACTTCGAAATCAAAAATACACTGAATCAAAGGCTGAATTAATCTCAGAAATGATCTGTTTGAAATTCAGAAATGGGTACGTGTATAGTGATGAAGTAGAATCAACGATTAACGATGCGTTGGCTAAAATTTCGAATAAATATCATCAATAAACAACAAAGAAAATCACAAATTGCAAAACTAAATCATTGTTAAAAGATTTAAAACATATTGTCTAATTCATTTATTAAATCTTTTAACAATGATTTAGTTTTGTATCTCATTTATAAAGTTTCAATCGAACAAGTAAAATGTCTGATTTTCATCCAAATGTATTGGTTCTCGGACCTGGTGGTGTGAGAGGAATGCTTCAATTAGGTGCACTTGTTTCCTTGCAAGATAATAAGGTTCTTAGTTCAGTTAAAATTTATGTTGGTGTTTCTGTCGGAGCAATAGTTAGCCTTGCATTGGTTGCTGGTATTGATTTACAACAATTAATATCTGATTCATTAGATATAGATCTTTTTATTGATTTATTTACAATTAATTTAGGGACAATCAAAGAGAACTTTGGTTTAATAAGAAATGAACAGATTCGAACATTGTTAGATAAAAGACTGCGTGAGAAATTTGGCATTTCACCAACACTAAGAGGACTCCATTTAGCCACAGGTAAAAAATTAGTTCTTGTAACAAAGAATTTAACTAAAGATAGAGTTGAATATATCTCATGTGAAACAGATCCTGATCTTCTTTGTGTAGATGCTGTTTGTTTATCGATGAATATTCCTCTGTTGTTTCATAAAGCTGAATATAATAATTGTGTTTACATTGATGGTTATTTTGGAAATCCAGCTCCTGTTGATCAATTTGATGATGGAAAAAATCAAATATTATTTCTTGAAACACCTGATACTTCACCCACATTAATAAAAAGAGGGGATGAAGATATATTTGAATATTTTAGCAGAATAGTTAATTCATCTATCACTGAATTAAAAAGAAGAATCGAACAAAAAATAACTAATAATTGTAGGAAACTTACGTTATACACAGTATCAGGTCAATCACCAACAGTTGGATGTATGTTTGATTTGAAAGTTGAAATGTTATATTGTGGATATGTTCTTGCTGAAAGATTCATTGAAAAAGAATTGCATGATGATGGATTTGAAGCAAATGAAAATGATGGTATAAGTTATGAAGATAATGAAAATGATATTGATCATGTGTTACTTTCATTAAAAAAGAAAGAACGTGAACGACAAATTGAGTTTGATAAAAGTGATAGGGAACACACGAAACATAAAAATGAGGTTAATAACACAAAAGATAAAGGATCCATCATTGATAACCAAAAATCAAATTCAAACTCAGATCTTGAATCTGATTCTAGTAGTACCCAAGAATCAAGTTTTGAATCTGATCATTCTGATTCAAACAGAGAAAAATCTCATACAAAAAGAAAAGAAAGAAAAGAAAGAAAAAATAAATAAAATTAAAACATATATGATTATTGAATAATAATCATATATTTTCTTGAAATAACAATTGATAAAATAACAATTTATCAATTGTTATTTCAATTTATCATAATATCTACCAACGATTATTAATTTACTTAAACTTATTTTCAAAGGATATATCTTGTTTTTGGAACATAATTCACATATTTATTTACGGTGCTGCAAAAATCATTATTTCCATCTTCAGGTTTGTTCTTAACAATTATTGTCCTAGTTTCTTCTTTTTTCATCATATTTGATTCACCTTGTTTTTCTCTCAAAACAGGGTTGTTTGATATGTTGTGTGCAATCCAATTTAAAATAGTTTCGGCTGTTCTTTGTTTGAAGTTAGGATCTAGCAATACATTTGTTTTTCCATTTTTTATTTCTCCATTGAACACTACACAATCTATTTCTTCATTTAAATTCATACGTAATGAATTCCATTTTTTCTTTGTGAAAAGAGAGATGTGAGGAAGAAATCCAATGAAGTTTTGAAGTTGTGCTGGTATGTTTGATGAAAATCCACCTTTACTTCTATCATCAATTATTAGTTCTACATCTCGAAATCTATTTGAAATTCCTTTTTTTATTTTATCTAATTCTGTCTGTTTGAAAGCTAAACAGTGACGACATTCATTGGATAGTGTTGCAACCAAAACATAATTCATTTTAATTATGTTTTGTAATTTATTCTATTTTTCGAATCAAATATTCATTTGTGTTTAAGGATCATTGGTTCTCTGATTTTTTGTTTCAATCAAATTCAAATGTTACCCAAGATTTTCAGAAACAAGAACATGATTGATGTAAACAAATAGAGCTTTTTTCAAATCGAGTGGCAGTTGAGATATCGTTACAACTGTACCACTTGATTTCTCACTCATGCTGTATATCGTCGTTGAATTAGTTGGATTTTTATTTGTACAAACAGAATGATGATAAATCAAAGCAAGTATGATGTTATAATAAGTCAAATAAGAGCTAATTCCTTTTAGTTTCATTAGTTTACTTGCGAAATCTTTATCTGCAATGTCATCAGATATTTCAGATCCTCTTTTCATAATTTCCTCATACAATTCGATTTTTGGTGGGACGAATGAATGCTTTGACATTTATATTTCACCACGAGTTCTTTTGAAAATCATTTGATCAAATATCAGATTATTAAATTATTTGATGTTCAATCAAATAATTCTATCAAACATTAAGCAACATATAATTTTATGTTTCCTGATCTATTTTGGAGGTGCTTCTGGAACTGGGTTTCCATTGACAGAAACAGTTGTAGTTGATGGTTCAATTGAACCTGGAATCACTGATCCAGGTTTTATCGAACCAGGGATTCTTGAACTTGGTGGGCATCCGCCGACACATGGTGCGTACCACTCATCAATTGATTTAACTGGATTAACACCAGTTTCAGGTACACAATTGTTACTCCTCAAATAACCACCAAAAACTTTAACTGCCTGTTTTACAGGCTCACTTTGTCCGAGTCCAAAAGCGCAAGTCGCTTGTTCTCCATTTGCATCATAAAAAACAACATAAGGACCACACTCAGGGACACCACAATCAAGATCCTTGTATTCAGCAGCTAACAGAGCACCATCTTTATCTTTAACTGCGATTTCCGCATGACGACGAATCTTTTTATTCAGGCTGCAATCACCAGAACCATAGTGTTTCTTTTTCATATCACCACCATATTTCATTCTAGCACCATCTATCGCTGATTCAATTGGTGAATCTCCACATGTAGTGAACAAACAGTAAGCATAACGGAAAGCCCCAATTGCTGCAATGAAAAACATAATGTCTAAAATTAAGAATATAACCCAGAACCAGCTATCACCAGCATCAACTACGGATGCTTCGTGATTTGTAAATGCCCACCAAGCAAAGATAGCACCAAAGAGAGAAGTAAATAGAGCAAACATTTGGAATGCAATAAAATAATCATTTCTCACTGTTCCCCATACCCAATAGATGGTTCCAGCAATGACTACGACCCACACAGTCGATATAATGGCAATAGTAAGTGCCAAATCTCTCATCATCTTCTTTTGATCAGGTGTAGCTGTGTTATCTACGTTGGCATTCATCATTGAAGTCAACCAAATACCACAAATCACCAACGCGAGGAACCCAAGCGCTTCAACAATTAGAACTAATCCAAGTGAGTTCATCATCATATTTTACAACAGAAAACAATTTTTTCAATCAAAAATCCAAATTATATAATTCTTTGTATTTGATTAATTTTCTTTGTTTCAATTTAATTCGATTGAAAGGATTGATATGTCGAATATTATGTGAAGAAAATATTATTTAAAAGTTTTATAAAGTTTACCAATAAAAAATATCAAACTAATTTTGTATCTTTTATTGGTAAAAATTTGATTTCGTATTGACATAAACAATAACATAAACAAGTAGAAACATGAATACTAAATCAAACCAAACAAAGAGATCATCTTCCTCTGGTAGATTAACGAATGATATGATTCATCGCGCACAAGAGCGTCACACATATTATCGTGTTACTACGAATGCACCCTGTAGTATTACAGGAGCAACAAAGAAGTGGTCAGCAGAAGAAAATTTAGCTCGTAAGAACGGAACAGAAGTTGATTATACTTATTTTCTTCGATCCTATCGTACTGCTGGAACAAAGACTGAATTGAAGGAATTTCTTGAATCACAACAAATTCCAACAGAACAAATCGAAAAGATTTTAACTGAACAGTGTTACAATCCAAGCACATACAATGGGATTCTTGCAACTGAATTTACAACTGAATTAACGAGTGCAACTGAATATAAGAATCAACAGAAGGAAAGTAAGAAGGAAAAAGAAAAAGAAGGACTCACATTCGATCTTCTTCGTAAGATGGCTGAACACAAAGAAAGTAAAAAAGAGAAAACAACAAAAAACAGAAATAGAACTCAACCTATTCCTCTGCCTGTGAAGTATCGTCAGGTATTGAATGATCCTGAAACTCTTTGTCTCGATGTGTCCAAATGCACAGAAAAGGGTTCTTGTGTTCCTTCACCTGATGTTCGACCAGCAAATGGTATTCGATCAAAGAAAATTGTCATGGAAAGTGTTCCTGTGATTAGTTGTTCTCGTCAAGGTTTAAGTAATTTTCTTAACATCATTTATGAACCTGAATCAATTCCAGTGCTTCTCGCAGAATTTGATGCTCTAAGTAAAAAGAAGGAAGCTTTGATGAAAAAATCAGAGAGTGATAAAAAGAAAAAGAAGAAAGAAACCGCGTCACATGAACAAGTTGTTGCACCAAAACCTGTTAGAGGTGCTGTTCGAGTCAAAGATGCCAGTAAGAAACATGATTTAGTTCTAAAAGAAAAACCCACACAACAGATTCTGATGAAATCATCTGCAGTTACAAACGCTCCTCTTGTTTTGCGAGAAGAGACAAAAACTGCTGAAATTTTATCAGTGCCTGTTTCTGAAAAAAAAGATGTGACTGAATCAAAAGTTGTTCCAGTAGTTTCGAAACCTTTGGTTACAAAACCAACTGATGAAAAAAAACAAGTTTTACCACCAATGAGAACAAGCTTACCTCAAGTTCGAACTCCGTCAGTTCCAGTCGAACCAGTGGGACTGAAGAAAAGTCATCCATTCGGAATTCCGTTGCCATCTCGGGGAACAGGAATCAGTCGTCCGATGCTTCAAACGAGAAAATAAGGAAAAGAATCAAAGAAATTATTAAAAATTAAAAGATTGAGTATTTTATCATTAATTCAATGATAAAATATAATTTGTTTCTGATTCAATCAGAATTATTAACAAAACAAACCAAGTTGTATCACTTCAAAACTCAAATCTCATTCATTGATTTTTAAATTATTATTCTATACTTCAAATATATTTGAGAATACAAGTTAAATCAGAAATATTAACAATAAACAAATATTTGTATCATTGTTTGAAAACAAAATCAAAAACACCTAAATTAATTTAGGTGTTTAAATTATAATTGATGTCACGTGCTAAAGCACAAGCATACATTTTTATCATTGTGATTTTATAAAAAATCAATTAATGTTTCTCATATATCTACTCTCCAATTGAATTACTTTTACAAAATGATATTTTGTAAAACTATGGCTAAACCTTCAATATTCAATCATACCACTACAATTTATTTCATATTCATTTTTCATATCAAACATTATCTTAATTTTATTAGAATCAATTGATTCTAATAAATGTTCTCCAGGATGATTTCAATAATAATCAATATGATACAATTGATTATTTTAACTTTCATTTTTATTCAATCATTCATTCGATAAAAGCGACATAATCAGATGATTTATAATCATATTTTAGAAAAAAATAGTTTCCAACTGAAAATCCAACGGTTAACATTTTCTTTTTTAAATCAACATTCATATCCATTATTTCTATTGCGATTCCATGTTTCTCGAATGAAGGAAATCTCAAATTCAATAACTTAACCATGTCAATTAAATGTATCCGATGACGATATCCATACCAAACTAGTGCTTCGAGCATCCGAACATAATCGTACTCATCTTCTAAAGTTACATTTTGATTTAATGCTTCAGATACACTTTTTGTTTCAAACAGATAAAAAGAATATCTTGGATTGAATGATTCATCATAATTTATCGTTGCAACGCGATTCTTCTTTCTCCTTGAAACTCTCGAAATATACTTGTAAACCTCAAAATTAGAGATTAACCATTCTGATAGAATCATTTTACCTTCTCTTGTGTGACCATCAATAACAACAGAAAACTCAACACTAGAAGCCATTTAAGTTTACGTTAAAAATCAAATCTTAAAATATCAAAAGCTCAATTAAAAATGTCTTTTGGTCAACACGTATCAATAGCTAAAACTTTATATGAAACAATTGATCCTGAACTTGACGTAGGTTGCACTCAGATATACTTTGGTGGCAACACAAATTATAATTGCCGATCATTTACAGAAGAAGACATAAAAAAAGTAAAAACATTTACAGATAATAATTCATTTCGATTGTATGTTCATTGTCCATTGATTCTTAATTTTGGTACACCAAATATTTCCCAAGTAAATACAAGGGCAATTGACACTTTACAGAAATACCTTGATACAGCTTCACTCGTAAATGGTAAATGTGTCTTACATATCGGTCAAGGTAAAGGTAGATTTACAGATGAAACAAAAGTAATAGATGAAATGAGAGACAGTGCAGATCAAATAACTTCAAATTTAAATTCAACTATACAAATTAATTCTTATCGAGGTTTGTTACTTGAAAATTCAGCAGGTCAAGGATCAAACTTTGGATGGAGCTGGAACCAACTTCGATTGTTATATGAAAAACTCGATACAACAAAGTATGGTCTTTGTCTCGACACACAACATTCATTCGCTTCTGGTCTCTGTTCATTTGATTCAATTGAATCTGTTGATTCTTTCTTTGAAAATGCAATCGAATGTGCTGGAAAAATCGATTGTATTCATCTTAATGATTCAAAAGTAGAATTTGGAAAACGAGTAGATAGACACGAAACATTAACTGAAGGAAAAATATGGAAAGGTTCAACGGAATCATTGATTTATTTGTTGGATAGATGCATTGAAGAATCGATAGATTGTATTCTTGAAACACCAATTGCGAATAGAAGAAAAGATTATGATGTTATTAGTCGATGTTTGTTTGAATAATTCACTAATTATTATAGATCACTAAAAATATATATATGATATTTTGTTATGAAACAAAATATCATCTCACAAAACAATGGATTCAGTTTCGACATATTATTTCTTTGGTTCTTCAAACGTTGCTTATGATGTGACAACTAAAAGTTTATTGAAATGCAACGATTCGAATATCATTGATTCATGTTCTATCGATGATGTTGTTTCATATGTGTTGGCGAATAATATTGTATATATTAATTTAGTCAAGCTCCACTTACCTGTCCATCGGATTTATTATTTTGATCCAATTTGGTTTTTATTCGGATATGGTGGAATTTGGAGATTTCGTCCCTATAACGAAAGTTATTACCTTGATTTTTTACAATTAGATTCAAGTTATATTTTTTATGGAGATATTAATGAAACAATGATGGGAGTTTATTCAAATAAAATTGCTTACCTTATTTCATTGACATCATGGAGTGTGTTCAATGCATATGAACCTAAAATCACTATCACTGATTTTCGTTATTTGGATTCTGAATGGATAATTTATTCAAATGAAGGTAAATTAATTTCAATGAACACATTGAAAGATCGCAAAGCACCTTCTGGTGGGACAAAAATTGGGTTACATGAAAATGGAGATGGTGGTATGTGGCATCAGGGTAAATGGTATCCCGATAAAATCAAAGTTTTAACAAATGAATCTTTTCATGCATCTGAAAAAAACGTAAAATTATATCGTAACTCTATAACGATCGATGATTTAAAATTAGATTTGGATATCATTCCATTTCGTGTTTCATTCGGTTATTCACCCATACCAAATAAAGCTTGGTTTATTTTTGAGAATGGTGTTACATCTGTTAATTTTCCTTGTGATTTACAAACAGAATGTGATCAAATGATTTCTACTTTATTTTGGGAAATATCAGAGAAACCTATCGGAATTAAAATAATAAATGATAAAGTATTTATATTAGGAAAATCAAATGGTGTTGTTGTACAAAATGGTTTATCAATTCCATTAAAATGGTCATATAACAGGGCTTGGGGAAACGAGAATTCATGCTATTTTCAAGTTGATGATGGTTCAATAGTTTCTGATTCAGGTGTCAAATTTGATTCTTTACCTGAAAATAGTGAGGAAATATCTTTAATTGATGATGTGAGAATCGGTTCAACCAGATGGACGATTCAATCTGGTAAATTAAAAATATCAATTGGATCAGAAAATTCTATTGATTCAATTGGATTGTTTGAAAATACATTTGAATTTTCAAAAGTGCTTATCGGAATATACTTTATTTGATTTTGTATATTGATAAATTATCTCAAATTGATGTGTGTATCAAATAATAAATTAATTTAAGTTGACATATGAAAATATGGGAGCATCAGGTTCTTCAATTGTTGTCATAATTTTATCTGTTGTTGCAATAGGAATAGGAGCATATGCTTTTTATATGTCGACAACCAAAGCAGATAAGAGTAGTGTTTCTGCAATAGCATCAAAAGTAACAGCTTCTGAAACCCAACTAGAAACAGTTAAACAAAGGTTATTAGTTGTTTCTTCAGCTACAGGTGCAATAAATGTCAGTCAAACAACCGATGTTTACGATGTAATAGGACCATATTCAGTGACTTCTCCTCCTTCAGTTACCATTCCTTCAACTATAAGTAACGGAAAAGAATTTTGGGTCTTAAATCGTTCTGGTGGAGTGATTAATGTTATCACTGGTTCAGGTATCACTTTTGTTGCAGGTGTAGGAGCAACAGAAACAAATACAGTTTTAGCTGTTCCTGACAATACATCGAGAAAGTTTTTAGTTGCAACGGTTGGACTTGTAAAAAATGTACTTGTTTTGGTTTGATAAATTCAATTGATCTGATATTTTATTCAAAATCATTCAATAGTTTCAAATTATATTTGAAATATAATTTGAAATACAAATGTCGAGTGTTCCTTCATCTCCAGTGTATGTTCAACAACCAATGATGGTTCCTCCTCAACAACAGTATATGATGCAACCAATGATGGTTCCACAACAACAATATACGATGCAACCTTCAATGACAACGAATGGTACAACGCTAACAGCTTCCGTTCCAACAACTGTTCAAACGTCAGGTTCTACAACTACAACAACTACAGAAATAAAAACAGATGAAGTTAAAAAAGCTGAAAATGCAAAGAAGTCTCCAATCAAATGGTATCATTGGTTACTTGTGATAATTGCATTAGGTGTTGGAATAGGAGCATTGATTTATATTATGACACCTGAATCAAAGAGTGTAGTTGAAGCATTGACGGTAAGATCTGATGCTTTGTCTAACAATGTGACTACTGAAGCAAATAAATTAATTGTACCGACAGTTGTATCAGTTGATAATTCTACTAATGATGGAACTAACGATGCTATTTATATATTATCTGGTACTGCAGTTACTACATTTGGTATTACAAACACAGGTGTAGTTGGGAGACAGTTCTTTGTTAATAATTTAACTTCAGCAGCTGTTACAATCAATGCTTTAGGTGGTGGAACATTTGTTGGTATTTCAAGTCCTTCTACATTTAGTTTGCCACCAAACAACGAAGTTCAATTTGTAGTTTTGAATGCAAATACAATGATGGTACTTTATTGATTGTTCGAAATCATAATTTTGATATGTTGAATTTTAAATATATTTGAAGATGAAATATATTTGAGAATACAAGTTAAATCAGAAATATTAACAACACAAACAAATATTTGTATCATTGTTTGAAATCAGAAACTTACATCAATCACTGATGAAATCAGAATCTCAAATCAATCACTGATGAAACCAGAATCTCAAATCAATCACTGATGAAACCAGAATCTCAAATCTCATTCATTGATTGTTTGAAATCAAAAACTCAAATCTCAAATATCATTCATTGATTGTTTGAAATCAAAAACTCAAATCTCAAATCTCATTCATTGATTTTCAAATTATTATTCTATACTTCAAATATATTTCATCTTCAAATATATTTGAGAATACAAGTTAAATCAGAAATATTAACAACACAAACAAATCAAGTTGTATCATTGTTTGAATCTCAAATCTCAAATCTCATTCATTGATTTTCAAATTATTATTCTATACTTCAAATATATCTCCCATTGATTCTATACAGATAAATAAAATCTTACACAGATACAATATTTCTCTCTACATCAAGTAAATAACTATCATCAATTGTTATGTTTCCAATTTTATCTCCTTTTTTCAAACTAATACCTTCAATATAATTATTAACATTCAATCTGAAAACATTACAATATAATTTTAACACACATAAAATGGTTGATAATATTTGATTGTCTCTTATGACAAAAAATACGTGATCTTGTTTCTTAAATCCAGTTATTCGATCAGCATTTCTCATTGCTAGAACAATGTCAGAATCATTCATCTTGATCTCAAGAGAAACTAAATTTCTAAGATTTTCACCAGAAAAACCAGAAACAAAACATTTATTATATTCCTCAGTTCTCACCACAGTATCCTCGACAACAATATTTTTATTTTCAGTTTCGACAGCAGGTAAAAATTTAATCTCTCTTTCATCACTTCTTGAAAAGATCCCAAAAAATCCTTTAGAAATAGTCGGAAAATCATTACTTTCGATCAATGAATTGATTACATCACGATTCTTTTGAACACTTAATCTACAATTCTTTAATTGTAGTTCTGAAATAACACTTGCAACATAATCTGCTTCGTTTTCTCCAACAAATATAATAAAATTATATTCTGTATATTTATTCACATTGATATATACCAATACAGCTTCTCTTATTTCTTTGTTTGTTATCACATATCTCTCACCAAAAGCATTATTTTTATAATTGACATTTTTAATTGGATATTTGTATGAAAGAAAAAAATCTTTGTTTCTAATATTTTCACCTAATGAACCAAGATATTTCTTTTGTATTAATTTTAAATCTTCAATGACTCTACTCGATCTTATTTCAGACAATGTTTTATTTTCAGATTTTGAAGTTATTTCATTCATATATTTTTTAATTGTTCCATTGTCAAGTCCAAACTTTGAAATTTGTTCATCATGTCGAGTAAAAAACTCTCTGTTCTCATCTATTGTAAAATATTCAATTGAATAATTAAAGTTTATCGTGACATTCGAGAAACCAATTTTTGTTTTTACAACATCAAGTGCATAATAACCAAATCCTAAATAATCATGGGTAAAAGAAAAGATTGAATCCACAGGTATGTTAGGTATTTTTGAAAAAACATTATTCGTGATATCTTGTCCTCCTCTTGATGTGATAACCACAGACGCAAATAAAGAAATTATTCTTGCAAAAATACTTAATTCATCAATGTAATTATACATTACTGTGCAACCATTATCACTTAACTTTACATCACCACAAATGTTTTTATTTTTAAATTTGATATGAATGAAAGCATATTCCTTTCCATTCATAATTGGTGTATTCTTTGGGAAAGTCAACCAACTAAGATTAACTTTAACACCCAAAGATTTTAATTTTTCAACAGCATAAGTTACGTATGTATCAGGGTTTAATAAATAAGAATCTCCTTTGGGTGTATCAATAAAGTATCTCACCACCGATTTATCATCACTCGATTTTAACGAGAGAATGAATACAGTCATTTCAAATAATTGAATATTATTTGAAACGAATTAGTTGTAAAAATGGAAGAATCAAAAATAATTCATGTGACCCCATACAACTGGGAAATCAAAGAAAGTGATGAAAATTATGAAATTCTTTGTTGGTCATTAGATAGAAAATCAAATGTTCATTTAATAAGAATTCCAGATTATCCTTGTCGATGTTATTTTGAATTACCTGAGCGTGATGAAAATGGAACAACAATAAATTGGACTTCATCTTCATTAGAAGATCTGAATGAAATATTTGAATCACTCAAATCTGAAATTAAACCAATCAAATCAACCGTTGTTCGGAAGAAAAAATTATATTATTATAATTTTGAGAAAACCACACCAATGATTGAGGTTCAATTTATGAACCCAAAATCTATGTTGGGTTTCCGACGTAAATTTAGTAGAGCTACTGATTTTCAAAATAAAAAAGTTAAATTTCCTGTTTGGGAAGCAGATGTAGATATTCATATCAAACTAACTACAGAAATCAAAGGTCAAATGACCGGATGGTATGGTATACCAGATGTTGGTGTACCTGATGATGATAAAATATCAAGGGTTGATTTTGAGCATAAAATCTCATATAAATCAATGGTACCAATGGATGTAAAAGATACAGTAAGTTGGATTGTTAATCCAGGTATCCTTTCATTTGATTTTGAAGCCTATAGTGATAATCCAAAGTCTATGCCAGTTAAACAATATGCAAATCATATTATTACGATGATATCTGTTGTTTATCAAAGATTTAGATTACCAAACACTCGGCAAAAATTCGGTATTATTGTTTGTACACCTGATTTAGAAAAATATATTCGTGAAACTGATGTGAAAACATATATTGTTTCATCTGAAGTTGAATTATTAGATGTATTTATGAATTTAATTGCAGAATTAGATCCTGAAATCATTACAGGATATAACATATCTGGTTTCGATTATGATTATTTGAGTGGTCGTTTGGCAATCCATCAAAAAGATTGGCCAATGAATGTCTCAAGATTACTTGGTGTAAAACCTTATTTGAAAAATACTGTTTGGGAATCAGATGGAGCTGGTGTCAATGACTTGACTTATGCTGTGATTCCTGGAAGAATTACCATTGATGCTATGATTTATGTTCGAAGAACGTATGGAAATTTAAGTAAATATTCACTTGAATTTGTTGGACAACATTTTTTATCAAGAGGCAAACACGATGTGACACCACAACAGATGTTTGAAATTTATGAAAGATGTGAGAGTCAGAGATTATTTAAGGAATTACAAAATTTAGATTTAGATTCAATGAATTATACAACTCATACAACTCTATTGAGAGATATGAGATTAAAAATATTTGGATTAAAACTCATATCGAAAAAGCGTTTACCAAACGATAAAATAGTTGATGTTCTCAAAGAAATCAAAGAAAACAATCCATATAATGAGAGAGAATATATTCGATCATTAGAAGACACATACAAAGTTTATTCTTATTGTATTGAAGATTCAAATCTAGTAACTGATCTGTTTGATAATAGAAATATTTGGACAGACCTTCAATCAATGGCTTCAGTTGCAGGAATTAATGTAACTGATGTACTTGATAGAGGTCAACAGATTCGAACATACTCAAGAATTTATAATGAATGTCATGTTGAGGGTAGTAATTACGTTTTGTCAAAACGAGATAACATTCCTACACCATATTCTGGTGCACATGTGTATCCACCATTGCCTGGTTGTTATGAAAATATTATTTGTCTTGATTTTTCATCTCTATATCCTTCAATTATCATTGCTATGAATATTTGTTACACCACTTTTGTTCCACCTCATTTGTATGATTTGGTTCCACTTGAAGAAACGAATGTATTTGAATGGGAAGATGAAGTTGAAGTGAAGAGCGAAACAGAAAAAGAAATTAATCCTACAACAGGTAGAGAAAGAAAGAAGGTAATCAAAAAGAAAGTAAAACATTATTATCGATTTAAGAAATCACCAAAGGGATTAATGCCAAAATTACTTGAAGGATTTTTATCTGGGCGTAAGGCTGTTAAAAATCAAATGAATGGAATCGATGAAGATTCTGAGTTAGGCATCATGCTTGATTTCATGCAGAAATCAAGAAAAATGGCTGCAAATTCAGGTTATGGTTCGATGGGAGTTGAAAACGGAAAACTTCCGTTGGTTGAAGGTGCTAGTTGCGTAACTTTTACTGGTAGAAAATATATCAACAAAGTTGATAAATATGTTGTTGAAAAATACAATGGAGTCGTTGTTTATGGTGACACAGATTCAGCAATGATTGATTTTGAAATCACTGATCCAAGGAAATGTGAATCTTTCGGTAAACAAATAGCTGCCGAAATCACTGAGTGGCTACCAAAACCAATGAAACTCGAATATGAAAAATCAATGAGATTACTTTGTATCACAAAGAAAAGATACGCTGCATTGTGGATCAACGCTGATGGAAACTTCAAATATCAAAAGAATGGTGAAATTTATATTTACACCAAAGGAATTGTATTGGCTCGAAGAGACAACTGTAAGTGGTTGAGAAACACTTATGAAAAATGTTTAAAGAATATCTTATTGAAAAAACCAATGATCGACACATTGAGAATTATCATCGATGCAATTGATGATATTGTAAATAAAAAAGTATCAATTGAAGATCTCTCAGTTATCAAATCTATTGGTGCGAGTTACAAATCAGAAACTGCTCAAATGAAAGTATTTGCAGATGAACTTGTTCGAAATGGTCATCGTGTGAATCCAGGAGATCGTCTTGAATATGTTGTAATATTGACTGAAGAAGAAAAGACAAATCCAAGAGCAAAAATCGGATTACCATATAAGATGAGGTTGATTGAAATGTTTGATTCAGAAAAAGAAATGATTGATATTGAGTATTATATCGAACATATGTTTGCTACAGCTATCGATCAATTGTTTTCTGTTGGATATATCAAGGAACTCAAAGAGTATGAAGGATACGGATTCAAACCACCAAGATCAAAGAAATACATTCATTTGAACACACCATCTCTGTTGGCACTGATGCTTCTGAAGAATGGATTTGAGTTGAATAAAATCTTTGGATTCTTGGATTCAAAGAAAGAAGAACAAAAGTATTCAACTGTCGTTGTTAAAACAGCTGTGTTATCATAGATTTGTTTCTAAAATCTTTAAAATTCATCAACGAATTCATTCAATAAATTTATTGAATGAATATTTGATATATTGACAATCAATCGATATTGTTAGCAAACATATTTGATATATTATTAATATATCAAATATTCATAATCTCTAATTAGGATAAAAATTTAAATAAGCTCCAGTTTGATCACGGATGTAAACAATATATTTTTCCATTTTTTTATTAAATAATCTACTTGATATATTAATCAATAATGTGAGTTCTTTTATTGTATTGAATCCAAATAATTCAATTGAATTATTATATGAGTGTCTCGATGCAAAAATATAACGAAACTTCGGGTATACATATCGAATGGGATATTCCTTTTCATTTCCAACTACACTCAATTCATCAGTGTAATTTATTTTTGGATTCACATTTATTAAACCATTATTGTGAAATGAAATATATTTTGATATCATTATTGAAAATAGAGGATCATATAAATTTACATTGAATAACTTTGTTTTATCAGGCAGAGTATATTCGAATAAATATTTGATTTTATTTTCGTTCAACGAATCAAATATTTTTATTTGTTTCATTGAATCATTGACAAATGATTCATTTTTATTGATTTTTTCATCATTAACATCGATAATATTATCAATTAAATTAATTGAATTAATGTTTGGAATCATATTTAATTTGGTTGGTTTACTTAGTTTTCCAACGAACACATTTGATTCATTCAAATATGAATTGATGTTATCAATTAAATTAAAATTCTCTCTGTCAAAAAACGCATAAATCTTTGAAATCAATGTTTCTTGATCATATCCCCAACACCACTTTATTATGAATAAAATTACTGAGGTTAATCGCATAGAATCATATGATAATATTCTATATTTTAATGGTGTTGTAAAAAATTCATCATCTAATTTGAAATTCCCTGGTTCAAATACAAATATATAGTATCGATTGAGTATGTCCATTATCAAATGACTCATTGCTTCTACCTTACGGATTTTATCACGATCTTCAACCATTGGTTTGAAAAATTTAATATCTGTTCTTTTCCATCGAAAAACCCCTTTAACATTTGTTGGATGTTGCATCGGACATTCGGGGTGTTCGTGTTCAACCAATGAATATGTGCATCTTATATTTTCAATGTTTAATTGAAAAACACATTGTAATATTGCTTCAGCATCTTCAATTGAATCTACAGCAATAATCAAGTGGTTATATTCAATTGCTTTATTATAAATTTCATTATATACATTGAAGATATGAATCAAATATTTTGGTATTGATGTTAGTGATATATAGGTTTTATTTTTGTTTTCGATATCTCTTGATGGAACGTAAGAATGATATTTTTCATTTATCCTTCTTAAATATGTTGTTGAATTAAAGATTCGATGATAATCAGGATATCGAATAAAATCTAATAATGGTATTCCTTTTGATGAGTCTTTGTGTAATCTCGATATCGATAAGTTTTCTGAAGCTAACATTATATCATTTTTATTTTCTAACCACCATTCAAGTGTAACATGAGTAAAATCTTTATCTTCAATTATCCATCCACCATTAAAATAACTAGGTAAAAAATCAATTAAATTTAATTTAATTGATGGTGCTATCCAATTACCTGTCAAACCCCAACGATTAACCAATGAAGTCTCATATATAAAATATTGATCTTTTGCTTTGTTTAATTTTTCTGATAAATCTGAATTATAAACTGGATGTGATAATATTTCGTAACTCATATCAATAATATCATCAAGTTGCCATTTATTCGTTTTTAATGAAAGAGCCAAAGAAACCAATTTTTCTTTTGAACCAAATAAAACTAAAGTTTCATTTGATCTCCAAACTCGAAGTCTATATTTCGAACTTGATTTGTTTTTCTCGTCTAATGTTACAATTGTGAGTCTCAGAGAACATAGCACATTATCATTTGAAACAATAATATCTCTAGGTTTTAATTCAGAGACAGATACAATTTGTTCTTTGGTTCTATTCTCAAATTTATACTGGTATCTCAGAAAAAAGAAATTAACATGTTCAGATAAATATGTTTTCCAATTTAATCCGTAACACCAAGCATGCAATGAGAGATAAATATCTATTTTTTCACCAGGGGCATAAGCAACAATCATTGAATCAACAATAACGTATGATTCATGATAAACCCCCATTTTTTCATGAAACACTGTTGATGGTTTTCTTCCAGCTATTCTATTTGAGTCTTTTGAACCAACCTCATTATAAGGAACAATAACAGTAGTTTCGAATGCAACATCTGAATATATGATTTTACAATTTAGTGGTAATGGATACTTACGAACTAGAGAAAGATCATCTGATGAACCAAAAATAGTTAATTTTGATTTCCATAAATCATTTCTCTCGAATATTATTTTATTTGATTTATTTGATCCATCCATAATATATTCCATTTTCTTTGATATTTTATTTAACTTCAATCTTAATTTATTTGATTTAAATTAAGATTGATAAAATCACTGAAGTGTAGTTATTACATTTGTTGCTGTAAAAATATAACTAACATAGCTATTTGGGTTGATTACATTGAATGCTCCATCATCGACTATTCCATTGAAAACAACAGTTACAGGATATGAACGAGTATTTCTAATATGAATTACTCGACCAATGACATAAGAACTATGAGCATTAAAATTTAATGTTAAATTACTACTTGATGAAGGACTCAAAATATAAATAATGTTTTTCATTGGATCAGCATTTTCTGTGGTTGTATTTGATCCGATCAATTGAAGTGTGTTTGACAATGCATAAGTTTCAATTGAAGTTACTCTGGTGTTCAAATCATTATAATCTGATTCGAGTGTAGTTATTCGAGTGTTCAAACTACCATTTCCTCCACCTTGTTCGAGTTCCGCAATTCTTACTTCAAGTCCATCGATCCTTGATTTAGAAACATATCTTATTTCAATTATAATCAACCAAATAATCGCTGCTAAAGCAAGTAGAAAACCAAATAATCCAATCAATGAAAATGTAATTGGGTTACTACGAACCTCACTCCTTGCTTTACTACCAAGTTTAGCACTAACACTCTCAGATGTATTGTCACTCATTTTATCTGACAATACAAAAAACATAATTAAAAAACTTCGCGTAAAGATGTGATATCGAATAAACATTCAAAATTACAAAATGAAAGATAGCGGTATGCTGTTGAAGCTAACCAATTACTTGCCATTCGAATACATCCATCATTTGTGTTTCTCGATGAAAGTATAATTGAAATTTTTTGTCCAATCGTTTGTGGTTCATCAAGACTCGGAGAACGAAACTGTTGCTTAAATATACTGATTGGTAAATCGAGGATCAAAGATCTCGATGGAAGATGATCCAAACTCTCAGTAAATTTAGTTATTGCTATACAAGTATCATTATTAACCAACAATTCATTCTGAATAGGATCACAAACTCGAAGTGGTGTGGATTCTATCGGATATTCTCTGTTTCCATCCCATCCTCTCATATACATTGAAACTTCAAATAAATTTATTAAACTATTTTTTATTTCTGTTGAATGTGAAGATAAATATTTTTTTAAGTTCATTGAGTTTTCATCTCGAATATAAATCCTATCAGATAAGACGCAAATAAGATCAAATAGATTTTTTCTTAATTCACGATGTTCATTGGGTTCACAAGGGATCGCTTTTTTACAACATGTTTTGAGAGAAGATATAACATTTATTGAAAACAACTCATTTCTTTCGTTCATTGGATTGATCAAGTTGTTCATTCTTCGAAAACAATCGTAGAGTTCCTCAAATGTAATTAAATTATAACCATTGATAGGAGAACCAAATGATAATAATGTATACAAAGGTGTTTCATGTGGTTCATGAAAACACACAACTGTATTTTCAGAATTCAAGTAACCATATCTACCTAAAATAAAATTATCACTCGAACTGAATTCATTCAATAAAAAATAAGAACCAGAAAGTATGGCATCTGATCGATTATATCCAAATCTCTCACATAAATAAATCAATTGATCATCATCATAAACATGTTGTGGGAGTAATGGATTAAAGTAATTTGATAAGAGATTCCATTTTGGGTTACGATCCCAACCTAATTTAAGATGTTCATCGAATGGAACATAATTTTTACCTTGTTTTTCACATTGATAATATTCGAGATATGGATTTGATGCAAGAGAAATATCAATTTTAAATCTTTTTGCTGCAGCAATGACAGATGAACAGTTACTCATTGGATTTGATTCAAATGAAGTTTCTTCTAGTATTTGTTTTGACAGAATATCTTTTGGTTTCCAGTTCCCTGTGTGACAAAGTAATTGAAACATTAAACTAGTTTTTGATGTGAGATTCATTAATAGAAGTAATCTCATGTTCTCAATTGAAACGTCAAAATTAAGTTCGATATTATTTGTTTTACACATTGCATACAACATACAAGCATTGAGAGATTTAATATATTTATTTGTTTGAAGTCCAGTGACATCATTCGGTGTTAATGTAGTTGAAGAATCAAAATTAATACAAAAATTAAATGCGAGATTTAATTTCTTTGAATCCCAAGATTCATCTTTGTTAATAAATCTATGTATGAGTGATAAATCTGTTTTTGAATAAGGTTCATGAACAACTTGAATCGGTGTTTTTTCAATGGCTAATAGAATCGAATAACGTCCTTTTGTCGATGTAAAAAAATAAGGTGAGTAACCAATACCATGAGCATCGAGTATTTCAATTAAAACACATTTTGGTGTACAAACATCGATTGGTCCTGTGATGTGAAGTCGATTCAGTTCTCGAAACATGATATTTGTAATTGATCTTCTTTCAATTACAAATATTTTTTCTGTTTGGATGTAGGTTTATTTGAGTTTGTTTAGGTTTGATTATCAAATGTTTCCTATTTGAACGTTTGGAAATTTAATCGTATGAAAAGTTGGAAAATGTTCGAGGTATTTTCTGTATAAAATTTCATTTCCATTGACTGAAAATCCAAATTTAACTGCATGTTCGATTAGAATAAAAATTTCATGTTGTATATTTGCAATAACATCAATGTTTTCAAGTGTGTTTTCAAAAAACCCAAATAACCCAGTTTCATTCAAATAAGTTTCATATTGTTGTTTTTCACCGTGAATGGTTGTATTTGCTTGTGGATCAACTTCGATCACGAGGTTAGTCAGAAGTAGACTCAGCATTTTAAAATCGAGCTTTGAATGACTAAAATCAAATATTTCATCGACAAATGGAACGAGAAGAAAAACTGGTTTTTCTGAAAGAATACTGTTTATTTGTTCTTCAAGTGAATTTCTCTGATCACTCGAAATCAAAACATCTGTTTCTCCATCATTCAATGAAAAACATAATCTCATAACATTGTTTTCACTATCATATTCTGTATATGCAGATAAACAAAGACCGTCGAGGAAAGGTTCAATTTGACTTTTGAGACAAAGAATTTCAAAGTCTGAGTATGACTTTGTTGAAGTAAGACGAGTCATTGAATCTTCATTGCATGGTTCAATCATAGTTCTGAATTTAGTTGTGATGATGCGTGACATTGTTTTATTTAAGATAGTATTTTAGATTTAGTTTGAATGTTATATCACAAAACATTTATTTGGTGTGATTATTTATTTGAGTAAAATATGAGATGTAGATTAGAATTATTGATCTTTTGATAGATTGTTATTGAATTTATAAATTCACTAATTGTTTGAAGATGAAATATATTTGAGAATACAAGTTAAATCAGAAATATTAACAACACAAATAAATCAAGTTGTATCATTGTTTGAAATCAAAACTTAAATCTCATTCATTGATTTTCAATTTATTATTCTATACTTCAAATATATTTCATCATCAAATATATTTGAGAATACAAGTTAAATCAGAAATATTAACAACACAAACAAATATTTGTATCATTGTTTGAAACTCAAATCTCATTCATTGATTGTTTGAAACTCAAATCTCATTCATTGATTGTTTGAAACTCAAATCTCATTCATTGATTGTTTGAAACTCAAATCCATTCATTGATTTTCAAATTATTATTCTACACTTCAAATATATTTCATCATCAAATATATTTGAGAATACAAGTTAAATCAGAAATATTAACAACACAAACAAATATTTGTATCATTGTTTGAAACTCAAATCTCATTCATTGATTGTTTGAAACTCAAATCTCATTCATTGATTGTTTGAAACTCAAATCTCATTCATTGATTGTTTGAAACTCAAATCTCATTCATTGATTGTTTGAAACTCAAATCTCATTCATTGATTGTTTGAAA